TTTCGGTGACGGCAAGAACGGCGTGAAGCTTGTCCGCATCGACATGCCTTACCTCGCGAAGATCTTCGACCATCGCGAATCCGTGACTACTTACCTCCAGCTCGACTAAGGGCGTTGCTGCAGGAAGTTCTCCTCCCACGGCTGCAGGGACACGTTCCCTGCGGCCTTTTCCCATGCGGGTAGTATAGAAGAGAGGAATATATGACCGTTAATGAACTTATACAGAGCGCATGCGAGGACGTCAACCTCGTTTCCGACGGCGACGCCGTGCCGGGAGACATCGCGTCCAGCGCGGAGGGCCTTCTAAACAGGGCCGTCGCCATGCTGAACCAGGACAGCTACCTATCCTGCACCGTCAAGGAATACGACCGCGTTTCGTCCGGTTCTGTCGTTTTCCGCAAACTTGAAGAAGGCGAGGAGCAGCAGCCCAACTGCATCGACTCGGAACCTCCCGACTCTGTTCAGGGAGTGAGCCGAAGGGTAGGCATCCGCTGGCTGCGCCTGACTCCGGCAAGTCCGCAGGACCTCGCGGCATCGAACACTTTCAGCCTTCCGCAGCTCTACAGCTATTCGCTCGACACCGAGACGGCTCCGAGCGGAAACAAGCGCGTTGTCGGAGTCCTGAAGCTGAACGGCAGCAACCCGGTAGAGATGAAGTTGTTCGTTAACTCACGCCTTCCGCAGTACAGGCTCGGAGATACCATCTACCTTTCCGACCTCTACCACGACCTCATCCTTTACGCGCTCGAAGTGCGCCTCTGCAAGAAGTACAAGCTTTACTCCTACCTTGACCAGGCCGAGAAGGACCTTAACGACGCGAAGGACTCTATCGACCGCAACACGCTAGTGAACCGTCCGATGACGAACATCGACAACGGAGCGAACGGCTACATGGACGACTACTACAACGGACTAGGCGGAGTGGGGTTATAGCATGGCGACGGGCAAGGTCACTCAATTCCTTATCGGCGCATCGAACAAGGCGAAGTTCCCGGCTATGCAGGGCTCGCAATGGTCATGCAACATGTATTTCTCCAAGAACGGAAACGATGAGTACATGGAATCTGTGCCAGGAATGAAGTTCATGTCGCTGGTTGCTGATGGTGCGAAGTGCCGTGGCGCCTACGTCTCGACTATCGGACTGTCGGAACAGAACTCAAGCGAGGACATGTTTGCGGTATTCGGAAGCTCCCTTTACCGCTTCGACGTGTACGGCAACAAGACCTTCATCGGGTACGTGGCGCCTACGAATTCGCGTATATCGTTTGCTGAGACCGGAGGCCCACGTGCATTGCTTCTGATTGCTGACGGAGCCAACCTCTACTACTACGACCTCCTTGAAGGTGGAGGTTTAGTACAGATACAGATGCCGGAGCGAATAACGTCAATGGGAGGACTAGTCACTCCTTCGCATGTCGCCGTTGTTGCAGGGTCCATCGTGGTGAACGATTCCGGGTCCGGATACTGCTATTACTCCGTTCCTTATCCGTTGGCAAACGATAGACGCACCATGTTCAAGATGGGCGAGGACGGGAAGCCCGAATACGAGACGGACGGAGTGACCGTCAAGACGGAGGATGTCGAGTCCCGTCTGCACGTATTCGAAGACGATTATCACGTTCAGCAGTACTTCAACACGGAATCTTCGAGCGACAACATCAACGGCCTCTATGCCGTAGGCCCTACGCTATACGTTTGGGGTCCGAAGACGGTCGAGATATGGCAGCGCGGAAGTGGCGAGTTCGAGGACTGGATACGCACTAGCTATACGGCGCAGAACTCGTTCGGCCTTGAGGCTCCATACTCGATAGCATCTTCGGGGTCCGTAGTATACTTTGTCGCTTCTGGCGCACAGTACGGTAAGGCCGTAATGATGGTGTCCGGCACCACTTTCAAGAAAATATCTGAAGACTGGATGGAACACAAGCTGCTTCAGGAGTCCACCGAGTCGGCCTACGGCTTCTGCTATTCCATCGCGGACCACAACTTCTACGTGCTGCAGCTAAACAACCTCGGAGAAACGTGGGTCTATGACACGCTGGACGGCGGTTGGCATCAGCGGACAAGCCGGAACAAGACCAGCGGCGTAGAGTCGCAATGGCGTGCCGGCGCTGTCGCGTACTTTGGCGAAAAGTTCTACACGTTCACGAACGACGGATGCGTCTGTCTTTTCAATGGCGACTATTGGAGCGAGGATTACCCGGACGGCACTAGCATCCCCATGATAAGGCACAGACAGACGGCGGTAATCGTTGACAACCTCCGCAACTTCATGTTCGAGGAACTTGCCGTTGAATGTAACGTCGGTTCCTGGGACGATTACGAGCTCAAGCCGATGCTCCTTTTGGAAGTGAGCAAGGACGGAGGCAACACCTTCGGCAACGTTCGCTCCACGTCTCTCGGGCGGACGGGTGCATATTCTCACCGCGTCAGGTTCTACAACCTCGGCATGTGCCGGAAGTGCGTAATCCGTTTGACCTACTCGCACCCGACAGAACTGATTTTAAACTCCTGCTCCATCAGGGCGGAATCGACGGCGGAGATGATATAATGCCTAAATTTACGGATTTCATAAACGGTGCTTTGGATTTGGTAGTTCCTCACGCAAGGAAGGAGCCGTTAAACCCTATGGCATACGTGAGGGATATAAACGAGTGGTTTGCTCCGGCTGCACAGATGTACCTAGACGAAATGGAAGGCCGAGAAAGCTACACTCCAGCCTCTTACGTATTGGCTTCTATCCCGGTTGTGGGGAAGGTTTCTAAAACTTTAGCGAAAGCCGCCAAGCCTTTGACAAAAGCACAAAAAGCAGAGCGGATAATAAAAACAAATCCGATGGTTGACGATTATCACACCGGAATTAGGAACGTAGAAGATGTCCTCGATTTTAACGAGGCGCGACAATATACACTCGATGATATTGGTGATGTGAGTAGTTACCCAGATGTGACTAAAGAAATCCTCGATAACGCGGCAAAAACTCGAAAAATAAGATTGTATAGTTCAAGACCTTTCTCTGTTGGTAGTTTTGTTTCTCCAAGTAAAATGCAAGCACAAGATTACGCGGGTAACGGCAAAATATATGAAGATGTTTTTGATATTGACGATATTGCGTGGTTAAATGCCGATGAGGGACAAATTGCGAGGTTGCCTAAATGAGAAACGGCATTATCAACGCGGGTTCGTCCAAAGAGGATGTATGGGGTGTCCTCTGCGGGATATGGAACGAGTACGACGAGCGCGAATGGCACGTCGTAAAGACCCCGTTCATGGTGGCTATGACGGCCACACTCGATGCGGGTCCAGGCATGCTCCCGGTGACCCCTCCGAGAACGAGTCTGCTTTCGTGGGCAAACGCGGAGCATTCGGGTAGTATAGTAGTGAAGGCAAAAGACAGGAATTTCACGTTGCCGGAAAAGTCCGTGGTGCAGGTCATCATGTTCGGCACTATAGGAGACAACAATGGAAAATGAAAATAAAAAAATGGTTGAAGGCTTGAAGAAGCTAAAGGACGCCATCGAGAACTTCGTTGACAACATGACCCTTGACGAGGCAGACGAAAAGTCGAAGCCGAAAAAGAAGGCCGTGAAGGAAGAAAAGGACGAGAAGGAAAAGGAGGAAGACTGATGCGTATTCTTGACAAGCTCGGCGATTTTCTCGGCACGAGCAACAATCCAGCCATAGACCAGAGCATCGCAAGCCTTGACGAAATCAAGGCGTATGCCGACAGCACGGCGGCAAAGAACAACGCCCTGTATAACGACTACTACGGGCAGATGCAGGGCATGTACGGCGACAACGCCGCCAAGTACAACGACGCGGTGTCGCAACTTGCAGATGCGATTGCTAACCGAAAAGACTTCTCTTACCAGGGCGACGTGAACGAATTCATGGACCCGGCAGCCAACCAGCGAGTTTCTGCCGCTATGGGAGCCATCAACAACGCGAGCGCGTCGGGCGGCAACCGCTTCTCGTCCAACTACGTCGACAAGGTGGCGGCAAAGCAACAGGCCCTCGCAAGCGAAGAATGGAAGGCTGCATACGACCGCATGATGCAGGACCGCTCGCAGCAGCTGCAGGAATGGCAGACCGGACAGCAGAAGATCAACAACATCGGTACTCTCGCCGGCGTATACGGCGCAGACCGCACTGCGCTTTCGGACGCAATCGGAAACTACTACGGGAACCTTGCAAACCAGAACAATGCGAACCTCGAAGTGATGAGCGACGTCGTGCAGAACAAGGCGAACCTTAACGCTGGCCGAACCAACGGAATTGGCGACCTTATCGGCGGTGCCGCGAAGCTCGCTGGCGCAATCTTCGCATAGGAGGTAAAGACATGCCGATGAATGTAGGATTCCGTTGGAAGGGCGTAAACGTCGCTACACCGAGGACCGTGACAGAGCGCGAAAGGCTTGGCGATAATCTTGGCGCCGTAGGCGATACGATATTCCGCGTTAAGCAGTACCGCGACCTGAAGGAAGACCGCGAATACAACCGTAGCCGCAATGCAGAACTCGACCGCATGAACGCGGAGGACAGGCAGCGCAGGATTACCGAGGAAGACCGTCAGCGTCAGCTCTTCGGCGAAACGTCCGGTCTTATCCGTGGCAAGGCTGACGAACGCGCACGCCTAGTGCAGCAGCGAGCCAAGATAGCCGCGCAGATTGAAGCCATCAAGCAGAGGATCGGGATTTAATGGCTGTATCGTTGAAGTTGATACTTGACGCACTCCCTCGTCTTGCCATGTCGCTTTTGCCTGGTGTCGGGATGTTCACCGGCGGCAAGATGTCGAAGGTGCTTTCCGCGTCCGCAGGGAAGAAACTCCCCGGCGCGGCTTTCACGTATCCAGGGCTTACGAGTGATTTCAACTATCCGATGATTTATGTCGGTGGCGACACCCCGTATGAGAACAGCTCTTTGAATCGTGAACTCGCGTCGAAGGGCGCACTTTCGCAGAGTCTTGAAGAACACAACAAGGCTCTCGCAACGGGTGGCCCTGCAGGGGAAAAGTCTTTGCAGAGCTGGTGGCCTGGAGAAGATGTTCAGCCCCGTGTAGACTTTACGCCTGGTTCTTCTGCCGTTTCCGGCGTGAAAATCTTGCCTAACAACAAGATCGCTGTTCAGTTCCGTGGTGGAGGAAAGTGGTACACGTACCTCGGCGGAAGCAATCCTCGCGAATCCTCGGAAGTTGCAAAGGAACTGCTTACGGCCCCGTCCATAGGAAGGGCTGTTGCGGGTAGGGAAGGCAAAAAGAATAAGGACGGGTCAAGGACAATAAATCCGAACTTTGGATGGTTCGGAAGGGCTCACTATGACCGTAATCATGGATAGATAAGGAGACTTTATGGAACCGACAATGGACACACCGTTTAGATGGCAGGGAATGCCGACAACTCCGCAGAACCCGAACATTGAAGGCTATGGCGCTGCAATGGGTTCCGCAATGGCGAATGCGGAGACCGCCTACGAAGACAAGAAACTCCGCAAAGAACTCGCAGACCTTGAAAGACAGCTTGCGGAAATTGACTTGCAGATCGAGAAGTTTGACCGAGAGAATCCTGGCTTCTCTTCCGGCATGGTAGATGTCGCTGCAAAGCGTGCGGAAGCCGGAGACATGGGCACCTACAACAACATGGTGCAGAACGCCTATTACATTCAGCAGGGCGCGGCTGGTGCTAGGAAGGCCGGAGAAGCCGGAATATGGAACAGCATCGACGAAGCCAAGAAACTTGCATACGGTCTTGACGATACCGGAGATGAAACGAGGGATGCACGTATTGCCAACATCCGCGTAATGCTCGACAAGGCTAAAAGAGATGCAGATGCGGCTGGAATTAAATTGCCTGATGAATGGTATAGACTGAACAGCGAAATTGCCGATGGTGTATCCAACAAGAACAAGGGCCGTTTAAACCTCCTTGAATGGGGGAATAGCATGTACACAAAGTGGCGTAACGACGACTTGTCGGACGATGACATCAAGGATATGGAAGAATATATCGCCAAGAATCCGAACGGAGAACTCTCCAAGGACCTCCAGCCTCTTGTGGAACAATACAAGGGTAAAACCAAAGAAGCAAAAGCCAAGGCCAAAGCGAAAAACGCAAGGTGGGAAAATTGGTTCAATAGCGTTGTGAATTCCGTAAATGTGGCTGAAGAAATCGCGAAGCTCTCCCGTGAAGAGTACGAGGAGTTCAAGAAGCGTTTCACCTATGACCCGAAAACGGGTGAACTCAAGAGGATTTAAATATGGCTGAAATTAACAGAAGCGTTCGCGAAATCCTCAACGCAAGATATGGTCAAAATCTTCCTGTTCCGGAAAATATCGCTGCGGCAGCTGATACGGCTAGCGGGTCTACTGAATCGTACTACAGAAATCGTGTCATTGATGCCGTGGGTGACGATGCTCCAGAATGGTTCAAGAAACAAGTGGAACGTGCTGAAACGGACGTTCCTACAGTTGAATTTATTGAAGGGGTTCTTGGAATCAAGGGCGACCCGCAGAATATGCCTGACGGAAGGACGGCGGAACAGAAGTTCATCGAGGACTTTCCGAAGAAGTCTGCTGAATGGAAAAAGAAGGTTGTTGAAAATCCGGCACTCGGAGAGCGCGGCTGGAATACGATTAAAAAGGTTTGGCAATCCGCAACCATTGACAAAATGAACGAGGACATCAAGGCAAAGCGAATCCTCGCACTTAACGGGATGGACGAAAACGGCGAAGTCAAGAACCCTTTGCAGTACGCATGGGCGAAGGACTCGAAGTTCTTCACGCCGAGACAGTACGAAGCATACATGGAAGGCCGAGACCCAAGCGCGAAGGACTACATAGGGGATGCGCTAGAAACTGGGCTTATGGGTGTACCCGGTGCAAGGTACATGCAGGGAATATCCAAGGTGATCGGGTACGCGCCGAAGGTCGGCGGATGGCTCTCGAAGAAAACCTCAAATAAGGTCATTTCCAACATTCTGGGAAACGCAGTCGCTCCGTTTTCCGGCGAGGCCGTGGACGCTGTAATGCGTGGAGAAGAAGACCCGAACGTAGACCGCCAAGAATACTCAGTCGGCGATGCGCTCATGGGTACGGCAACAAACTTGGGCGTAAACTATTCGCTTGCACGTATTCTCGGAAATGCTGCAAGGGTCGGTTCCGGCGAACTGAATAGAAGCACAGGCGGAAACGGAAGCGCACAGAGCAGGGTCCGACAGATGCTCGCAGGACTTGGCGAACAGGGCTTCGGTACTAGCCGCGTGCAGAGAGGTCTACCTGCACCCACTACGAAGATGGGAAAGATTCTCGACATTGCGGAACAGGCTGCGCCTACGGTATTTGTCAACCGCTATGGCAGCGACCGCGACGCAAAGATAGGAGCCGCCATTGCAGCTGCGGGGCTTCCCGGCGTCGATCCTTCGAAGGCTCTTGAGAATATCCGCGAAGACGAAAAGAAAGGCTTCAAGAAGGAACGCATCGGCAAGCAGATTGATGCCATCAAGGTGTCCGAAGATTTGAACGGCCGCGACAAGGAATACCTCGAAGCCATCAAGAAGAATCCCGACATCGTGAAGTTCGGATACGCGAAAGACCCGGACGATTTTAACCTGTGGCTTATCGAGAAGGGACACCGACTTCTTTCAGGGACCGAAGCATCTCGGCCTATCTGGGAAATCGGTGGCGGGAAAAACTAGCGGGTAGTATAGAGGTGTAAGATGTCTGAAGAAATCCTCAACAAGTTCAAGAAGTTCCAGTCGAGGTCGAAGGCGAAGTTCTCCGGCCTCTACGACCGCATCGAGGACAACAAGAAGATGCTGTCCGGAAAGCAATGGAACAAGCGCGACGACAAGTTCATATCCCGCGCACGCAACCGCATCACCATTAACGTACTTTCGAACCAGGTCCACTCCGTAGCGAATTCCTATTCTGCGTTCCCGTTCACTTGGTTCTCTGGCGACTTCAATATCGACGGTGAAATTGACAAGTTCTTCGAGAAGGACTCCAACAGGTTCGCATCCGAGGAGGCCGTCACGAACCAGGTCGCCTTCGGACTCGGCGTAATGGCTATAGGCTCCGATACTGACCCGTCCGGCAACGAAGTCCCGGTAATCTATTCAGTAAAGGACCTCAATAGAGTTGTCCTTGACCCGGACTCCACGGAACTTGACGGCTCCGACGCAATGGAAGGCGCCCTTGTCGACTACCGCTCACGAGAATGGATCCGCGTGCACATGGGCGAGCAGTACCTTCCAGGCGAAGACGCGAAGATGATAGTGGCAGACGCAGGATGCTCCGAACTCGTGCCTATCATCACCTATTATGTTCTCGATACCGACGGATGTCACGTCTACACGTTCGTGAACGACATCGAGGTTAAGGACTACGTAACGGACGAGAACGGCGAAAAGGTCGAGAACCAGACCGTCATTCCCATCCACCGCATCCCGATTTTCCCGGTATGGGGCGAGGAAACGTGGGACGACGACGGAAAGGCCACATACACGGGCCTTGTGTCGAAGGCCGAGGACGTACAGCGTATCGTCAACTACAGCTTCACGCAGCTTGGCGAACGCCTCACGCAGTCCCCGAAGGCCCAATGGCAGGGCTACGCAGAGAGTTTCAAGGGCCTCGATACCTACTACAAGAACGCAGGAACCGGCAACAACCCGATTATCCCTGCCAACCGTCTGGCTAACGACAAGAAGACCGTGCTGGAGCTCCCGAAGCGCCTCGACAATACGGTCCAGTTTGCGGACGTGCAGGGAGTGGTACAGAGTACTTTGGGGATGCTTTCGTCCATCACCGGCGTGGACTCCAAGGGACTTGCTGATGTGGAGACGAATGTCACGGCAACCGCTGCCATGTATACGGCGAAGGTGTTCCAGAACAACGTGCGCCACTATTTCGCACACCTCCGAACAACCTTCAAGTCTATCGGCGACACTGTCCTCGCGTTGCTAGGTCATTCCGACATCAACGTCCAGGTCACGCAGGGACCCGAAAACTACATGGAATTGCAGATAGCACGTCAGGAACTGACGGCGATCATGCCGGTTGTTGAACCCAACCAGAAGAGGTTCATCACCAACGCGATCCTTCGCACTCACCCGGACAACGAAATCCTGGCACAGCTCTACGCGGAACTCAACGCCGCACCGCAGCAGACACCGATGGAAGCAGAAATGCAGCAGACCATCGAGCAGATGAAGACCGCCATCGAACAGAAGGATGCCGAAATCCTGCAGCTCACGGCACAGGTAGAGACCTACCAGAAGTCGAGCGAGGAAATGGATAAGAGCCTCCAGGCTGAATTCGTGAAGATGAAGATGAACCACGAATTCAAGATGGAGGAGATGGCCCTGCAGTCACAGCTTCAAGCCGGCGGCGATGCCGTCAAGGCTGCAGCCGAGGCAGACAAGGCGCAGATGGACCTAGAACAGAAGGCCGTGCAGCTCGAGACGCAGAAGATCAAGAGCGCGGCGGAGATAGCGAAGACTTTCACCATGCCAGGATGGGGAACGTAAGCAATGAAGATAGGATTCAACCCTGAAAGCATCGTGGACCTTTCCGGCAAGCCTCTTGCCGGACGTGTCACCATGTACTTGCACGACAGCGACGTCAAGCTAGATGTGTTCACCATGGAAGGCGAAGCCTTCGTGCAGGCTCAAAACCCGCAACTACTGAACAACTCCGGAAGGTTAGACGCTACGCTTTTCTTTGACGCCGCCATAGTCGACGTGAAAGTTGAGCGGTACATTGGTCCAGACGGACTGATGTCAGTCTTATCTCCTGATACGGATTTCGAAGATTTCGACTATTTCGAGGTTGGCTTTGACACTACCATCAATTCAGCACGTTACTCTGTAGACACAATCGGAGAACTTATGGATGCGGATACTGTATCCGGCTGTGTTGAAGTACTCGGATATTACAAAGTTGGTGACTGCGTACCTCGTACATACTATTGGGATGAAGATTCGCAAAATGACGTGGACGGCGGATACGTGATAGGATCTAACGTATCCGATTCAGGACGATGGATTCTTCTGTGGGGAGACGAGATGATGCCTAGTTCTGTCTATGGCATTGTGCCAGGGACAAACGAGGCTAACATAAGCGCTCTGCTTGATTATCCTCTTGTTGTCGGTTCGTTCCTGCAGAAGACTGCTCCTATCGTAAGATTCATTTTTGGCAGTTACTCTTCTAACGTGTCGTACTCGACGCAGAAAAGTCTTTTTTTCGACACCGGAGCGAAGTTTACAAATGCGTCGTTCACTTGCAATAGTGTCGAGAATTCGTCAGGAACTGGAGACTACATTGCTGACTTAACAATTTCGAATCATTCGTCTTTTGCTCATTCGTCATGGTTCCGCACAGTGGACGCCTTCTGGCATTGCGGCGCGAACACGCTGATTGTAGACACCATCAACGGATTCGCCGACACCAAGTTGCGCTCTACTGTCGATTTGCAGGGCAAGACCGTGCACGGGTACAATAGCCTTGTTACAGAGTATGTGAACGGTGCCTACTTCAAGGTTGGCCTGACCTCACATATCCCGGACAAGTTCTTCTCGACTTCTGACATTGTACAAGTTCTCAGCGCTGGCATGGGTGACGAAATCTTCAAGGACGCTGGCACGTGGGACCCGGGCAGCATTTCGCAGGGCCACCACGTACTGTATTCGCAGGTGCCGGAACTCGAACTGTTCCGTAATGCAGACCGTTGGCTTGCAACGATGATTGAGCGCCGCGCAAGGCTTACACCGCAGGTGTGGAGCCTCGACACCATCGACCTTCAGGGCCGCACGGTTAGCACATTCGAGCTTACCTCGGACAGCTTCGGCAACGTCAAGAATGGCATAATCAACGGTTACGTCGTCAAGCACGGCGGTTCGCTCGGCCTTACGAATGTCAACGGCGGTGTCACACTGGACGGAGCTTCTCTGGCTGTATCGAACTCTACGGTACACGTGACAGCAGATTCGAATAACGTTCCGTCCATTTCCGCTGTCGATACATTGCTTACTATCGACGGTGCAAACGGCATTGATCCTGCCGACACCATGATTGCTGTATACGGCGGACACTTCAACGGAAAAATCGCGCTTTCGGATGCCCACGCACAGTCTTTTGTTCAGTCAAAGGCTGTTGACTTTAGGAACGTTAGCTTCGAGACTGCGTTTACGTGGAAGGTGAACCGAATCAGCATGACGATGTGTTCAGGGCCTGTCAGCATCGACCTGTACCCGGTAAACGTTGAAGGCGATTACCTGTACAGCGTTTCACTTGACAAGAACGTATTCACCGGTAGCTCTCGCGTATGGTTCACGGTTCCTCGTGGACTGGTAAGCTATTCCGGACTAGACGGAAAAGTCGCTTTCGGTAGCGTGAGAATCGTAGACAACTCTTTTGGAACTTCGGACCAGCTCGGCATCAAGATGCTGCGCTGGAACCCTGGTACTCTTAACCGTCTCGTAGCTGACAATCCTGGACCGTGGGAATACCACGGCAACTCTGGAAACTGCCCACGCCTTTCACCTGGAGCCGTATACAACGGTGACGGTAACTGGGATACGCAGGTGTCGCAAACTGGATACATGTGGTGCAAGTATGCTAGTGTCATGAACATTTTCGCCCCGTACGTGTACTATTCGGACGGCAGCATCAACTACGCGCGAGACAATACCGGGCTTTCTCCGGATAATTCTTCCGGACAGATGTGCATGTGTTGCCCAACGGTCAACGCGTCGCCGGTCGTGCTTATCTGCGGATATTGTGCAGGTCAGTCCGTACCGCAGGACGGGTGGGACGAAAACCTTAACGACCTTTTCGTACTTCGTCCTGCGATAACTAGCGCACTATCGACGATGACCGCGCCAACAACGGGATTTACCTACTGGTATCAGCAGGGCCTAACATAAGGAGTAATTGCAATGTCTCTATCGTATCTTATCGACCCAAATATCCAGATTCAGGACAAGAACGGCGTAAACAATACTGACGGATATGTAATGGTGTATTATTCGGGGACCGATGACATAGCCGTAACTTACAGAAATTTCGCCGGAGCCTTGAACCCGGAACAGATTCGGCTCGACAATAACGGCCGTGCGGTAATCATCGCCGACGAATTCCGGCTGTACCGCATGGAAGTGTATACTTCCAACGGTGCAATGCTGTGGACGCAGGACAACATGCGCCCGCAGACAACTGGACGCGGACCCACGGGAGCAACCGGTGCCACAGGGGCAACGGGAGACACAGGCCCACAGGGTGAGACTGGACCTCAAGGTGACACGGGCGCACAAGGCCCTACAGGCGATACAGGCCCTCAAGGACCCAAGGGTGATACAGGACCGCAGGGGCCTAAAGGCGATACAGGAATACAAGGACCCAAGGGAGATACTGGTGCGAAAGGAGACACGGGAGCTACAGGTGCTACTGGCCCAGCAGGAGCAACTGGACCGACAGGTGCGACAGGCCCAACTGGTGCAACTGGGGCTACAGGCACTTGGGGCGGTTCCGTAGACCAGACATATGATGCCACTAGCACTAACCCGCAGTCCGGCACGGCAGTGGCGCAGGCGGTGGCGAACAAGTTGGACAAGACGGGCGATGCAAGCAACACCACTTCTACCTTCACGAAGGCGAGTGGCGATACATCGTCTATGACTAGTGGCAGCAAGCTGTCCGCAATCTTCACGGCAATCAGCAGTTTCTTCGCTTCGCTTAAGGCCCTCGCCTTCAAAGACACGGTGGGCACAAGCGACATAGCAGACGATGCCATCACTGCAGCCAAGGTCAAGGACAACGAAACGCTGCCCGTGAATATCAGTGGTAAAGCAGCCTCAGCGACTAACCTCGCCCCTGCTGGCACCTCCGGTCAGTACCTCAAGTCCAACGGCTCTGGCAACGCACCGAGCTGGGATAACACGAGCAACCTAATAGCCGGGGGCCTTACAAACACAAGTTACAACTCTGGCTACTCTGGTGCAGTGTCGAACTGGAGTCGATGTATCAAGATTGACTTAAAAAGTTCGCGAGGCGTGGCGTCAATTCGGTGCTTATTGCTAACAGCAAATGATTCAAATGCTGCTGGATTTGTAGATATTATTATCAAATCCAAGGCAGACAACTCTTGGGATTGCGTAAGCTATGTTACTCGAAGTGAACTAAATGGCAATTTGGGCAAGGTTGGATACTATCAGACAGGTACTACGGTGTATTTAAGCATCAGCGTTGGTGCTTGGGGTTCTACTTCTATCCCGATGCTGGTGGGTAAAACCGGTAATATTGATGTTACATTTGGCGACTTTAATAGCATTATGACTAGCGAACCAGTGTCAACAATGCTGCCGTCATTCATCAATACTTATGCGCCAATCAATGCTACCGTAGGCGATACCTCCATCCCCGTCTACGTGGACACAGACGGCTCTGTGCAGCCGTGCAACTTTGCCATCAACTTCGGTAGCACCCTAGTTGCAGGCTCGAATGTTCTAAACATTGCAAACTAAGGAGCTTTTGTGGCTGCTATAAACACCCTTATCAATCTTGACTGCACGCTAGGTGATTCAGTCGATACTACGTTCTGCCCACTTGTTGAACAGAAGTATATGCAGAGCCACATCTCATATCGTATGCACTATCTTATGTCGCAAAATAGTAACGGCAAAATGCGTACTGTATGGCCAGGAGTGCCTTGCGACTGCCAAGAGAATGGATGGACCTTATTCCGTAATGCAAAGTTCTACAACGGACAACCGTTGATAATAGGTGGCGTCACATATAACGGTAATTCCGTTGTTTACTCGACTGGCGTTGGTGACACTCATTGGGAAACAGACGTTTCGGGTAGCGCAATCGTATTGGGAATGACGGATTTCTATGCGGCTAACCAACAGATAGACTCCGCAAATCGTAACAATGTCGCTAAAATGATTATTACGGAGGACGAAAATTATCCTACTAGCGTCAACAAATTGATAGACAGAGTGGGTTGGATAAGTACCGAAACGCAGTCTAGTGTAAGAGATTATAGTGGGCACTTATCCCATGCACCGCAGGGACTTATGCTATGGGGTGATTTTCCGAATTTGGGGTTCGGTGGGGGAATGCTTCTGCGGTCAAAGCATCAATTGCAAAACAATTATATTCATTTCGACTACTCGTTCCAACAACGTACATCAGTAGGCTTTGTTCCACCACAAAAACTATGGATTCAGTTTAATTTGGTTGCGACTGATTCTGCTAACGGCTGGTACTACTACTATATGGATTCAGGAATTTATGTAGACTTTACGATCATCAACGACCGAATGAACGCACAGAATGTATATGTGACATTCCCGTATGCAGTTTTTAGCGCTCCAAATGACTCTGATAAGCCTACATTTTCAGTGCAGATTCTAGATAGTTTCTTAAAAATTAGGTAGGATAATCTATGAAGATTCTAGTCGCAGTACCTACATACGAGAGCATACAGCCGGAGACTTTCAAGTCCATATACGGGCTTGACAAGTGCGGACACAACGTGGTTTTTGACTTCCAGCGTGGCTATGACTGCGCCACGGCACGTAACCACATCGCAAAGGAAGCGATTGCCGAGGAAGCCGACTACGTGCTTATGGTTGACAACGATGTGATTATACCAAGCGATACGCTGCGTAACCTTCTCGAAACGCAGACGGATGTTTGTCTTGGATACTATCTAACAAGATGGGGTAACCAAACCGATTCCCGTGTCGTCATTTTCAAGGACGGGGAGTATAACTACTCCACGTATTACAACCGAGAGGAGCTACAGGCTCTGCGTAACAAAGGCGTGTTCCGTGAGAAAGTTCACGGTGGCGGCTTCGGTTGCGCCCTCGTAAGAACCGATGTGTTCAAGCGTATCGCTTTCCCTTGGTTCAAGTTTACCATATACGAGGACGGGTCTAACCTTGGAGAAGACTTGAACTTCTGCGAACGCTGTAAGGAAGCGGGCATCCCTATCTTTGTAGATACCCGTGTATCGTGCAAGCATCTTGTACGTAAGTTCATGGAGTGACGAAAAAAAAGTTTTGATGTTTGATGGACCGAAAACAAAGGAAAACTTAATGACTTAAAAATCCACCTATTTAGGAGAGGACTTTGACATTGGACATCACTGGTATCGACATAGCCGCTCTTGGAACGGCACTCGGCTCCATCGGCGGTACAATTGCCGCCATCATAAAGGCCGTAAAGTCAGGCAACGAGGCGGCATCTGCCAAGGCCGAGACCGAGACTATACAGGCCGAACGCAAGAAGCAGGCTGTGTTCCGCGACAAGCAGGTCGAGGAACTGAACACCAAGTACGCCGTACTCGAAAACCGCATATCGGCAAACGACAAGCGTCTTGACGAGGGTACGGCCAACTTCAAGCAGCTCGACTCCAAGATTGACGACCTTCGTAACATAGTCGACAACAAGATCGACGGGTTGAGTTCGTCTGTAAACCAGCTTATAGGCGAGATTCGCGCTGGGAGGAAATAGCGGTCATGATTGGATGTGGTGCAATGGTCGTCTTCTTCGCGCTGATTCTAGTAATCGGTTGGTTGTTCTTTGACGAGGACGACTGGATTGGACTTGAATGGATGGAGGAAAAAAGGATGAAGAACAAGTACAGACTGCACAAGTCGTCGCTCAAGATTCTCGGATTCGAGTTCGCGGACGGCAGAAAGATGCTAGAAATGCTAAAGCAAAATAAGGAACGTCGCTATCCACTCGACGGCGGCGTGAGGCTTTCTATCGTCACAAACCAGGGCACCCTGCACGTGCAGACGGCTCCTGGATTCGTGTTTGACGGTCGTAGCGGACCTAAAATCGTTGACTGGTACGCACCCAACCTCGGCAACCTATACGAGAAGATGTGCTGGTTCGTTCACGACTGCAACGGATATGGCCAGGACTTGAGCTTCAAGGACACAAACGTACTGCTGTACGCCATGCTGCGTGACCTTGCGGACTATCGCCCGAGCAAGTGCGCCGTTATCCAGCTCGCCGTGAGCCTGTCCGACTCGTGGTACGGTGAGCCTAAGCCCGACGAATGGTGCTACGCCAACAGAAACCTAGTATCGACCCTATGGGTGGGGAATAACGTATGAGCATGCTCACATTGATTCGCGATGTAAAGGGCGACAAGGCCATCCTTGGAAGTCGAAGTAGAGTTTTCCGTTGATCGGGACATTGGGTCTGATTTCTGCGTCCATATTTTTCTCCTGTTAGTGTTTTAAACGCTTCTTCGGATTCTTGTGAAGCATCCATTCCTGCTCCTCCTGCATCCATCCGGCAGGCAGGTCTGGGATTGTGGCGAGAGCCTCTGCGCGCTCGGTGGCGGTTACTTCGCGCTTGTCGTGCGGCCCCATGTAGTAGTGGGTGAGGCCGAGGGCAACGGCCTCGCATATCTTGAACTGGTGCTTTGTTAAGTTAATTTCTCTGTTAATCATTTTTCCTCCGATAGCTTCTGTTCCAGTTTATAGCGCTCAATTTCAGCGTGAAGGTATGCCTCGAATATCGGCAGGGCCTTCTGTCTTCTGTACCATAGCTGGTAGTATGGGTCAATCTTCTTTATGCTCGGGCGTTCTTCGTCGGCGTCAAAGCCATAGAGAGCCTTGGCGCACTCCTTGCACAACGGATCGCCACAAAGCTCTCCTTCAACTCGACCGAAGAAACAGCAATGGCAGAACCTAGAATTAAGGTATTTTTCAACTTTTTCTGCAAGTTTCACTCCTGGCCTTTCTATCCGTATTAATGATTCAAATTCGGCCATCTTGTCCTTCAGTCCAACATGAAAGTCGAGCGGGTCAATTTTGATTTCAAATTTGTTTTCTTCCATCACTTCGCATCCTTGAACAGCTCGGCAATCTTGAGCCAACGATTGCGCCAGCGTTCCCAATATTTCATTTCTTTGCTTATGTACTCCCAAGATGCCCCGCATCCGTTCACCTTCGCATCTTCCTCGTCATACCTTGCTTCGCACATTTCTGCCATCGCCAAGCACCGCTTGTACTTCTGGTGGAGGATTTCTTTTTCTACACTATCAAATGCACGATTAAAATCGTTTTCTTTGTCACGAATCAGACAAAGTAACTCTTTAACCTCGGTCTTGTACTTTTCTTTCAGTTCCTCAATCACCTTATCGACTTCGGACTTATCATAGACCGCACGTCTGTACTTTACAATCCCTTCTCCGTAACCTTCTTCGGAAACAACTATATCAAATGCTTTCAGTTCGCTCATCGGTATTCCTCCGCTTCCATGCGAGTCATGAAGAAGTGGAAACCGCTCGCACACTCCACGTTGTACATAAGGTTGAAATCCTTGATGTTGATTTTCTGTCCCATGCGGTACTCAAAGGAATTATCGTAACTAGAGTGCAGGACTTCGTGCCCGTCCATATCGGTAATCTTGGCACGGTTGGTACGGCACTTGCTGCCGTTGATGCAGAAGACAATGGCACCTTTCGGAATTTCCGCGGTAATAACCACGCCTTCCTTGGTTTTCTTATAGCCCGTGAGCGGCTCATCCAGCAATTTGCCAAGACGAAATTTGTCGGCCCCGCTCAAGTCGGCACTGCGCAAGTTGGCACAGCTCAAGTCGGCCCCGCTCAAGTCGGCCCCGCTCAAGTTGGCCCCGCGCAAGTCGGCCCTGCTCAAGTTGGCCCCGCTCAAGTCGGCACAGCTCAAGTCGGCCCCGCGCAAGTCGGCCCCGCGCAAGTCGGCCCTGCTCAAGTTGGCCCCGCGCAAGTCGGCACTGCTCAAGTTGGCCCCGCTCAAGTCGGCACAGCTCAAGTCGGCACAGCTCAAGTCGGCCCCGCGCAAGTCGGCCCCGCTCAAGTCGGCACAGCTCAAGTCGGCCCTGC